TTGGTTCTGCAAAAAATATGGAAGAATATCGCAAGATGTGCGGTATTATCGAAGGATTAGCATGGGCAGAACGAGAAGTAATAGATTTGGAAGATCGAATTAGAGAATTTTAGTCAGTAGGACGCAACGCCCGTTCGGGGCGCAACAATTCAACGAGAGGTCATAGTGGCTACACTCGCAAAAGAAGTTTTGGATCAAATGGTTCTTCCTGACGAAGAAACTAAAAATTTTGCATCACAGTTGCCGGAGCCAAAAGGCTACAAACTGCTGATTGCACTCCCCGAAGTCGAAGAAGCCACTGAAGGTGGCATCATCAAGTCGGCCCAGTCCCAGCATGAAGAGTCAATTGCCACTGTTGTAGGCTGGGTTATGAGTATGGGGCCGGATGCCTATGCAAATTACAATAGATTTCCGAATGGACCTTACTGTCAGGTCGGAGATTGGGTTGTTTTCCGGGCATTTAGCGGCACAAGACTAAAAATTCATGGTAAAGAGTTCCGTTTAATCAACGATGATACCGTAGAGGCGGTCGTGGAAGACCCCAGAGGCGTGGAAAGGGCCTAGCATGAGTGATGAAATCGTAAGAACCAGTGAAGAAGATAAGTTTTTGGGTGTAAGAACCACGATTGAACCCCCTGCCGAGACGGAAACGAGTGCCGATACGGGTGAGATCGACGTTCAGGTCGTGGATGACCGTCCTGAAGAGGATCAGCGGGAGCCTGCGGCCTCTGATAGCTCCTTTTCTGATGATGAACATGGAGAAGAGCTGTCAAATGTCAGCAATCGTGTCCAAAATCGCATAAAAAAGCTGAAATGGCAGTATCATGAAGAGCGAAGGGCCAAAGAATCGTCGGAAAAGCTTGCAAGCGAGGCGGTTCACTACACTCAGGGACTACAAACGGAAAATCAGCGGCTTTTGAAGCTTATTCAGGACAGTCAGACGGCTTTGGTGCAGCAAAGCAAGGATCGCGCCCAAGCATCGCTCATGGTAGCGCAGGAAAACTTCAAAAAGGCCCATGAATCCGGCGAAACGGACGAAATAGCCGCAGCACAACAGGCATTGACGCAGGCACAGCTTGCTCAAGCCTATGCGCCGTCATATGGACAGCAGATTATTGATAATTGGAGGAAACAGATTGCTTCGGAGCCAAGACAGCAGGCTCCGCAGCCTCCGCAGCCTAATCAGGGGGCACCGCCAGCTTCTGCGCCGGAACCTGACCCAAAAGCACTCCAATGGCAGGAAAGCAACCCTTGGTTTGGGAACGACAAGGAGATGACAAGTCTTGCCTACGGTGTTCATGAGGTTTTGGTAGGTGACCAAGGTGTTGACCCCGATACGGATGAGTATTATCAATTAATTGACAACCGTATGCGGGAATTATTTCCCGGATACTTCGGCGGAAGCGGACAGCGCACAAATGAAGGATCGCTGGTCGTGGAAACTGCATCTCGCCGCAGGGCAAACCCCGTGGTTGCGCCAGCATCAAGAAACAACGGCGCGATACCACGCAAAGTCACATTGACTTCGACTCAAGTAAGACTCGCGAACCGCTTGGGGATAACGCCAGAAATGTATGCTAAACAGCTCATGAGAGAGAAGGAGAATGTCTGATGGCTGAAGAACGCGCTTCACGGGAACCAAGAGAACTCGAAAGTCGTGAAAACGAAACCAGAGCAACACCTTGGGAACCTGCAAATTTACTTCCAGATCCCGATCCAGAGGATGGCTGGGCGTTTCGATGGATACGAACATCAATGATCGGTAGTCCTGATAACACGAATGTTTCCAAGAAATTCCGTGAAGGATGGGCACCAGTTCGTTCCGAAGACCACCCGGAACTCCAGATTATGAGTGATCATAAGTCGGAATGGGGATCGAAAGGCGGAATTGAAGTCGGTGGACTGCTGCTTTGCAAGGCACCAGAAGAACAGGTGCAGGGAAGAAGTGACTATTATGCTGAACATGCACAGTCACAGATGCAGGCCGTCGATAATAACTACATGCGTGAGAACGATCCTCGGATGCCTGTTCTTGCGCCGAATCGTAAAACTCATGTGACATTTGGCGGCAGTGGCCGCTAAGTGTCCTGACTAATTAACTAGGACTAATTATGGCTACTTCAGCGACACCGTATGGTGCGAGGCCAATTGGTACGCTAAGTGCTTCCGGCTCATGGTCGGGTAAGGTGAGGCACTTACCGATAGGTAGTACGTATGGCACCGCCATTTTTAACGGTGATTTTGTGAAGCTGGTGGCAGATGGTGAGATTGAGAAGGATTCTGGCACCACTGCGCTAACAGCAGTAGGTATTTTTGTAGGGTGTTCCTATACGCCAAGCACAACAAATCAGAAGACGTTTAACACGCAGTGGCCTGCGTCTACAACGGCAACTGATGCGATGGCTTATGTTATAGATGACCCGCATGTTGTATTTCAGATGCAGGCTGATGGTATCATGAACACCACAGATCGTGGTTTGAATGTTGCTGTCATACAAACGGCTGGCTCTACAGCTATTGGTAAATCTAAAAACGCAATTGATTCGGGAACTTCCACTACTCCGGCAACAACGGCTACGCTCCCGCTTCGTGTTCTTGATTTTGTTGATGGACCTAAGAGCTTGCCCCCGAAAGGGACGACGGACAGTGATGCTTATCCCGATGTTGTCGTCAAGTTTAACGCAGCGTCGAGTGGGTCAGCCTCTAATCATTCATACTTAAACGCCACTGGCGTATAATAGGAGATTGATCAATGGCTATATCACGCGCACAACTTCTTAAGGAACTACTTCCGGGACTTAACGCGCTCTTTGGGATGGAGTATGCTCGCTACGACGATGAGCATTCAGAAATCTATGAGACGGAAAGTTCGGATCGGTCTTTTGAAGAAGAAGTGAAGCTCTCGGGCTTCGATGCGGCCCCGGTGAAGGATGAGGGGTCTGCAATTTCTTATGATGCCGCACAAGAATCGTTCACGGCGCGGTACAACCATGAAACGATTGCGATGGGCTTCGCCATTACGGAAGAAGCTATCGAAGACAATCTTTATGATTCTTTGTCGGCTCGCTACACCAAAGCCTTGGCTCGCGCTATGGCCCACACCAAACAGGTAAAGGCCGTTGTTCCTTTGAACGACACTTCTTACCAGAGTGGTGATGGTGTAGTCTTGTTTTCGACTGCTCACCCACTTGTTTCGGGTGGCACGAACTCAAACACTCAGTCAACAGCGGCAGATCTCAATGAGACTTCTCTTGAGGCTGCTGTTATTCAGATTGGCAAATGGACGGATGAGCGTGGTCTATTGATCGCTGCCCAGCCCCAGAAGCTTGTTATTCCGCCCGACTTGCAGTTTGTCGCGGCGCGGATAATGAAATCTGAGCTTCGCCCCGGAACTGCGGACAACGACATCAACGCTGTGCGTTCGATGGGTGTTGTTCCCGGTGGAACAATTGTGAATCACTATCTAACTGATACGGATGCGTGGTTCCTCATTACCGATGTTCCGAATGGACTGAAGCACTTCAATCGTGTAGCACTTGAGACGGGCATGGACGGTGACTTTGATACCGGAAATGTTCGCTATAAGGCTCGCGAGCGGTACAGCTTTGGTGTCTCAGATCCACTAGGGATCTGGGGATCACCCGGAGCGTAGTGAGTAGGGGGTGGGGACGGTTCTATGTTTGGACTGTTCCCACCCTTTCTTTTTTTCCTGACTATCAAACGATTGATAGACACTAGCCAAGACAGGAGAAATCATGGCTAACACAACTTTTTCAGGACCAGTAAGATCAGAAAACGGATTTCAATCCGTTGATAAGAGCAGTACAACTGGTGCCGTTACTACTAGAGTCGTTCTAGGTAAGGGTGTTGGACACGCTTCAGGCGTTACAGTCAACACAACGGCAGGCGACAGCCCAGCTATTGGTGAGTTTACTCAGCCAGCTAACACTGTTATCACCGCAATCAAAATTGTATGTATCACTGCTCCGGTTATCGGAACGGGAGACATTGGGCTTGAGGTTGGATCAACTAGTTCCGGTGCGGAGCTTGTTGCGGCAATCACCGATCATATCCTAGATGGCGGCACGACTGTCGTTGTTGGTAATGTCGTAGATTGCACACTGGTAGGCACAACGCATAGTGGTACTACGGCTCCGGTATCGCCTCAGTATACCTCTTCTGAGCGGACGGTTTACTGCAATATTACGAACACCGTAGATGCTACTACTGCGGGATCGTTTACGTTCATTATCGAATATGTACCAATTGCGGCACTGTCGTAATGTTTAACTGAGATAAGGCCACCCATCTAAGGGTGGGTGGTCATATCTCCTATTGCGAGCGGGGCTAGGAGTCCTGTCCTCGCGGGGAGAATCAAATGGCAGACGCAGTAACGTCCCAAACGATCCAAGACGGTGACCGAATCGCCGTTATGAAGTTCACCAACATCTCCGATGGCTCAGGCGAAAGTGCCGTGACCAAGGTAGATGTTTCCGCCCTCCAAGCCGAATCCGGCACCGGAAAAGCCTGCGCTGGAGCTACAATCCAGCAGATATGGTATGACTGCTCCGGTATGACCGTAGATATTCTATGGGATGCTAGTAGTGATGTGATCTGCTGGACTCTCAGCGGGTACGGATTCTACGATTTCCGCCAAGCTGGACCCCTTACAAATAATGCGTCTAGCCCAACTGGAGATATCAATTTCACCACCACGGGTGATGATAGCGGTGACCGATATACCATCATGCTGGCTCTGAGAAAGAGCTACTAATGGCCGAAAGTAAGAAAGGCAGCGTTCCCGAATACAACGAGATCGCCAAGAAGAAGGCTGATGCAGATCATAATTGGGGATACTACAGTAGGTTGGTGGAAAACTATCCTGGTTATGAGGAGGAGGTGGGATACACAAGCCATATTGCCAAAGAATATCCTAATTGGAGGGCTTTTTAATGGCTACTTCAGGAACTGCTACATTCAATCTTGAAATTGCAGAGGTTATTGAAGAAGCATTCGAGAGATGTGGCCTTCAGTCCAAAACGGGCTATGACATTGAAACAGCTCGTCGTTCTCTGAATCTAATGAGTCTTGAGTGGGCGAATCGCGGAC